CCGACGCCGAGATCGCGAAGAAGGACTACTCCGACGAGGCGCGCGCTGGCATGGCTGAGTCTGGCGAGGCTATGGCGGGCGGCGGATTCCCTATCGAGACCGTGAAGGACTTGAAGAACGCCATCCAGTCCATCGGCCGTGCGAAAGTCCTCCAGGCTGCCATCGACCACATCGTTGCCCGTGCTAAGGCGCTCGGCAAGGAAGACCTCATCCCTGACTCGTTCAAGGAAGTCATGCACGATGAAGCCACGCTGAACTCGGTTCGTGCCGGTCTCATCGCTCTCATCAAGGCCGAGCTGGACGAAATGCTCGCCGGTGAAGAGGACGAAATCTGTGACGTGAGCGAACTGCTCTGCGCCCTTCAGATGTTCATCTGCTGGTGGGATGGCGAAGCGGACGAGAACGAAACTGTCGAACCCTACGCTGACCAGGCAGAAGAAATGCCTGCCCAGGAACTCACCGAAATCGGCCTGTCCACGACCGCCGACATCTTCAAGGCTGTTGCTACAGCCGACCAGTCTGACATCTCTACTCTGCGCAAGGCGCTGGGTATTGACGAAGAAATCGCCACCTACAAGGCGGCTCTTACCGAGCAAGAAGAAGTCATCAAGGGCTTCAAGGCTTCGCTCGATGAGATCCGAGGGATGGCAGCACCAGGAGGCCCAGTCCTCCGTCAAACCGCATCGCAGGTCAAGAAGTCTGTCGATGCCGAGCGTCTGGAAATCGAGGCTGCACGACTTCGCAGCATCGCCGACCAGATTGTCGACCCCAGCCTCAAGAACCAATACATCGCAAAGGCCATTGAAGTCGAAGCCGATGCGAAGCACATTGCTCGAGGCTAACCAAACCATTCCCTACCTACCAAGAAAGTAGAAATCAATCATGGCATTCACTGCCCCATCAATTGACGAACTCTTCGGTGGCCTTCCTGCTGAGCAGCGTGTAGAGCGCTTCGAGGCTTACAAGGCTGCGCTGAGCGCTTGTCACACCAAGTCACTTCAGGCTGCCGCTAACGGCTCTGTCGGTTTCGAGAAGGGTGTTGGCATCTTCAAGCGCAACACCGTTGCTTCGCAGGCTGCCGAGTTCAAGGACAACCTGGCTAAGTCCGTCAGCGCCGACCAGCTCGCTGCTGTCGAGTCTGCCCTTGCCGGTATCTCGGACATCAACAAGGACTGGTCACTCACCAACCCGTTGAACACCGTGCCTTACGGCAACATCGGTCTCGTTCCCTACGACCTCGACCCTGCCCTCTCGATGCTTGTTCCGAAGACGTTTATTCTTCGCAACCAGATCCCTCGTGTTGGCGCAGTCGGTCAGGCTCTCGAATTCCGTCGCATCCTCGGTGTGTCGAACTCGGGTACGGGTGGCGTTAGCAACCTCAACACCTTCTTCAACTCGAACAGCAACACCGCCTCGTTCGGTGGCGTGACTCTGAACCGCCCCAACAAGATTTCGTACGCTGCTGACCGCATCGTCAAGTCGTTCGTTGAGCAGGGTGTGTCGGACTCCGTTACGATGCAGGCCGAGTTCGCTGGTCGTGGTTACGCTGACCTCCGTCAGCTCAGCCACACCTCGTTGCTGTGGGCTCACATGCTCGGTGAAGAGCGCAACATGTTGAGCGCTCGTTCAACTGCTCTCTCGACCTCAGGCCTCACCTTCACGGGTGCTGCTGACACAACCGGTTCAGGTATCGCCACCGGTGGTGCTTCCTCGACTGTCGAAGTCACGCTGTCCTCATCGTTTGGTGAGACCGCCAAGCTCTCGGCTGGAACTATCACGGCTGTCGCTGGTCAGGGTGCAAAGGTGACTTACACCGGAACTATCCCTTCCGGCTGCATCGCCTACAACATCTACGTCACCGTTGGATCTGTGGTCTACAAGTCCACCGTGACTGACACGGACTCCGGTACGGCTGGCAACGTGTTCTCGGTCGCTTCGGCTGCCCCGACCGTAGATGGTTCGTACTCGAGCCTCGCCTACGATGGTTTCGTAAGCACGCTGACCGACACCACGCAGTCGGGCTACGTCAAGGCCCTCAACGGTGCGCTCTCAACGAGCGTTCCTGGTGACGAGTTCCAGGCTGCCTTCGTCTCGCTGTTCAACAGCGTGCAGGCTGACCCTGACTACATCCTCACCACCGCTGCGATCCGCCGTTCGCTCGCTAAGAGCATCCAGCAGCAGGGCAACCCGACCGGCTACCGCTTGAACTACGAAACTGGTTCAGACGGCATCACCATTGGATCCGTTGTCACCGCTATCGCCAACGAAAGCACCGGCAAGATGGTGGACGTTATCGCCCACCGCTTCATGCCTGCTGGCGTGGCTCTGGTTCACAGCACGCAGTTGCCCTTCCCAGACTCGGGCGTTAGCGCCACGGTCGAAGCGCACAACGTGCAGGACTTGATGGTAATTGACTGGCCCCAGATTGGCATGAGTTACGATGCCAGCACATATGCATTCGGCACGCTTGCGTTCCGTGCGCCAGCTTGGTCGGGTGCTATCACCGGCATCCAGGCCTAGTCATAGGCAACAGTCTGCCGGAGTACGGTTCGCCCTGCTCCGGCAAACTCGCTGGTCTGTCAGACCGGCACTTGCGAAGCCATAGCGCTTCAGCATCCCGAGGGTGGGTGGTTAGTTTTCCTCCCCTGGCTAGCCCCCACCCTCCCCTTCTCAAGGAGAGACAAATGCGATTAGTTGGTTCAGACCGAGGCCTCACCGAAGTCAGCATGAACGACAGCGCCCCCGTGAAGCGCCACAAGGACGGAACGTTCCATGTGGACGGGCCAGGCGCTCGGGCTCTAGTCAAGTCCGGTGACTTCGCAGTAGCAGGCACGACCTTCCGCAACGCTCGTGGCTACCGCTGCCAAGACTGCAACTTCCTCTCGCTGTTCCCGAAGTGCAAGTGCGGATCTACTAACACGATTGAAGAGGACTAATGGCAGTAATTGCCCCCACCGCATTCAACGAGAACACGCACGTTCCCTACGTCACGATTGACGAAGTTCTCTACTCCCCCACCGCTTCGAGCATCGACTTCTCGAACCTCATCGAGAACGGCAGCGAGGCAGTCCAGCGCCGTGCGCTTCAGGAACTAATCACCCGAGCATCCGTCAAGGCTGACAATTTCATCTACGGGGCGATGGGTACGCTCACCGCCACCGTGAACACCGAGAACGGGCGCTACCGTGCGAACCGCCTCGGACAGTTCATCATCCACCCCTACTGCTGGCCCATCCTCGAGGTGCGCACATTCAAGGTCGGCTACGGCCCAGGCTCGTCTATGACCACCGCTACCGTCTCGGCAGACACCTGCGCCATTGAGCGCTTCCAGTTCATCATGACGAACCCCGTTGGCCTCGGTTCAGCGCCGGTGCAGTTCAACACGCTCGGCAACTTCGCCCAGGGTGGTTCAGAGCAGTTCGTGGAATACACCTACGTCAACGGCTTCGCTAACACCTTCACCACCGCAGATGCCAACGTGGGCGCTACGTCCATTCAGGTCACGTCAGCCATCGGCATCTACCCAGGCCTCACGCTGACGGTCTGGGATGGCATGAACGATGAGACGGTCACGGTCGCTTCGAGCTATGACGGATCTAGCCTCACCCTGCCCCTCACCTCGGCCCTGCAATACAATCACGGCAAGGGCGTGTCAGTCTCAAACCTGCCAGCCACCGTCAAGCAGGCAGTCATTCACCTCGTGGTCGCTCTCGTCAAGCAGCGTGGTCAGGGTGGCCTCGTACTGAACGAACTGGGTGACATGACCCCAGCCGGTTCAATCAACGTCACCAGCCAGGTCGATGAGATGCAGGCCTACGACCTTTTGACAGAGTTCCAGCAAATCTGGGGTCGCATCTAGTGAGCCGTGCCACAGTCCGAGCGCAGATTGCTTCGTACCTCACGAACGCCAACATCACCGGTCTGTCGGGTGTCAAGCCCTTCCCTGCCAAGTTCACCCCCGAGATGGAGTTCTACGCTGGCGAAGACCCAGGCCACTCATCGGGCGCAATCATCTTCATGTTCTTCGAGGCCGAGACCGAGAACCGCATTGCCCTCGGTGGCGCTCACGATGGTCGCAAGGCTGTCGAGTATTCGCTGGTGCTGGACTGCTTCATGCGCTCCACCCACAAGAAGTCCGAGGATGCCGGTTCGGACAACGAGGACTTCTTGGACTCGCTCCTCGCAGCGATCCGTGCAGACCGCAACGCTGGCAACCCCAACATCATCTTCCAATGGGGCGAAGGCGTGAACCCTGGAGGCGCTGACCTCTCGGTCGTGAGCTACTACCCACGCCTGCTAAATGGCGCTGGAAGTGCCACCCAGACCTACTCCACCGTACGGGTTTCGGTAGTCGAAATCCTCAACTCATAGAAAGGCCAATTATGGCGTACAATTACAAGGGCGATGTCACGAAGGTTTACGTTGCCTTCGCTGACGGAGACCACACCCTCGAAGCCGTACCTGGCGAGACCTACGACCTCATCGCAGTACCCGATGACGGGCTGTTCGAGGAAGTCGCTAACAAGGTCGCTAAGGCCACCAAGACCACCGCAGATGTACCCACAGAAGCCCCACAGGGCGCCCCAGAAGCCCCTGTAGAGCCTGCAAACTAACTACCCCACCTAACCCCTAGAAAGAGCCACCATGACTCAATTTATGACCGCTAACAGTTTTCTGGGTCTCGGCATCGAGAACTCACGAGGAATTGCGGCTGCAAGCCCGACCTTCATCCCAATCACCTCGCCCCAGGTGACTCCGATGCAGGTCTTCCTGCGTGACGAGGCCCTGCGGGGATCGCCTACGACTGTCTACGACCAGGTGGCTGGCGTGCGTCATGACGAGTATGACGTGAAGGGCTACGTCTACGGTGACTCATTCCCCATCCTGCTTCGTTCCATCCTCGGTGGTGGTGACACCGTGACCGGTAGCAGCCCCTACGCCCACAACATCAAGCTCTTGAACAACAACACGAACGGCTCACAGCCACCGTCAGTCACCATTCAGGACTTTGACGGTGCGACCGCTTTCCAAATGACCGGCGCACAGATGGGCGAACTTTCGCTGACCTTCGGTGCGGAAGCCGCTGCCGAGTGGTCTGCCAAGTTCATGGGCAACCCCTACACCCAGATTGCTACCCCCAGCGCCTCGTTCAGCACCGCCTCGTTCGTGCCTGGCTGGGATGTCACCACGTCCATTGCCGGAACGTCTGTGGCCTACGTTGCTGAAGGTGAGATCCGTCTCAACCGCAACACCGCCCCTATCTTCACGATGGGAACGCAAGCCCCTCGAGTTTCGTTCGCTGGCCCTCTTGAAGTCACCGGTCGCTTGCTCTGCGTAGTTGAGACCACCTCGGACATCTTCTCAAACGCCACGAACGGCTACGCCCTCAACCGCTCACCGCAGGCTCTCGTAGTCACGCTGACCGACCCCGTATCAAGCAACACGGTGGCCCTCACGATGACGAAGGTGCAGTTCCAAGACGTGAAGCGCCAGCGTGGCAAGGCCTTCGTGGAAGTTGAAGTAAACTTCACAGCGAACGCCAACAGCAGCGATGCTGTTTCAGGTTTCAGCCCCATCTCGACTGTCACCACGAACAACGTCTCAACCGCCTACGCAGGCTCATAGGAAAGTAAGGGGAGACCATGCCAGCCATAGAACTACCAGGCAGCGCATCAGCCATCATCGCAACCAGAAGCGAAATCACCGAGCGCACATCTCGGGCTATCTCTCGGGCGTACATGGTGGCTGGTGCGACTGTGGCACGCCTAATCGAACTCGGCTACAACGAGAACGATCCGACAAGTTGGTCGGCCTACGCCAAGCTCTCGCCAGACGAGCAGAACGCTGTTGATGGCTACGAGGCTGCGCTCATCGTTGGCATGGTCAAGTCGTGGTCGCTGGGAGACCTGCCGACTACGGACAGCGTGTACGACCTGCCGAGCGAGACCTTCAAGGCTCTGGCAACGGCCTGCGCTGATGAATACAACCGCAGCGAGGAATTCGGCCCCGATGGAGTCACCGACCCAAAAGCGCCTACCGCCGACTAACTGCCCTACGCCTCGCCCTTAGTGGCAAGGATGCTGACGTTGATGTCGAGCTAGCAGGGCTGTGGAAGGAATACCGGTTTCGCAAGTTATTCGGTGGCACGCATGACGAGTACCTAGACCAGCCCGTTGATGTAATCGACTGGCTTCTAGCAATAGACACGACAGTTCAGGAAGCAAGCAATGGCGAGTAAGTTCGACATGAAAGTCAAAGGACTAGATGACTTCACTCGTGCTATCCACGCCCAGGCTGAACGCATCGACAAAGCCAGCGAGACCATCGTCAAGAAGGGCGCTGCAATAGTCGGTAGCGAGGCCAAGCGAGAGTTCCGTCCACGCCCACTCGGATCGGCACGCACCTCAAAGGCCGGTCGGGTCTACTACTCCTCGAAGCCCCCATTTCAGCCACGACCCACCCAGCCCACCTCACGCTCGGGCAACCTGCGCAACTCCATCCACATGATTGAGGCCAAGCGCATCGGCCCTGGCAAGTGGCTCTCTAGCACCGGCCCCACGATGATGTACGGTGCAATGGTCGAGCAGGGCAGTTCACGCTCCCGAGCCTTCCCCTACATGCAGCCTGGCCTCGAGAAGTCCGGCGAGAAGTTGAAGTCTCTCTACACCGCCGAATGGCGCAAGGCATTGGCCTAAAGGACGATTATGGGATTACCACCAGTCAGAGTCGAACTCATTGCCGAAATCAAAGAGTTCCTAGCTCGCATGAAGGAAGCCGAACACGCTATGGGCAAGGTCGGTGACAAAGCCACCTACACCAAAGAGAAGTTAGGGGCGCTCGGTCAGAAGATGGCTACCGGTGTTATCGCTGGCTTCGGTGGAACGATGGTGCTGGCTACCAAGTACGCCTTTGAGTACCAGAAGTCGCTGGAGGAAATCGGCCTGCAGGCCAACGTCTCGGAAGAGGAACTGCACCGCCTCAAGTCTGCAGTCCTTGACACGTCATCGGCCACCGCTACTAGCACCGAAGAAATCGCTAAGGCCTACCTGCAAGTCGAGAAGGCTGGCATCAAGGGCGCTGCAGCCGACCGGATGGTCACGCAGGCTGCCATGCTGGCGAAGGTCGCTCATGCGGATCTAAACAAGACCTTGCAGGCCGGTATCGTCATCCAGCAGTTAGGCATTTCTAAGGGCCTCTCAACGGCCCAGATGTACGACCAACTCTACGGAGCAGTCAAGAACTCGAAGCTCTCGCTGGACGAACTGACCTCGGTATTCCAGGGCAAGGCTGCGCTCGCCATCTCGAACTACGGCATCAAACTGAACGAGGTCGCTGGCGTGGCTGGCGTGTTCAAGAAGGCCAACATGGATGCAGGCGCTGGTATGGCTGGTCTGCAGTTGGCACTTGCCAAACTGACCACTCGCAACGCTAAGGCCAACGACACCCTCAAGACGGTCGGTCTGACCCAGGCGCAAATCGCTGCGGATCTAAAGAAGCCGAACGGTCTGGTGACGATGTTCACCGACCTCTCAACGCACATCGGCAAGGCCGGTATGCCGATGCAACAGTTCCTAAACTCGCTAGTCGGCGCTCGTGGTGGTGCTGGCATCGGCTTCCTCATCAAGCAACTCCCAGCCCTTCAGAAGATGTCATCGGGCGCAGGCGCTTCCGTGAAGGATGCCTTCGGTGAGTGGCTCAAGAACCCCGAGGGTGCGATGAGCAAGTTCAAGACCACCCTGAAGAACACGCTCATCAAGGTCGGTGACTTCATCCTGCCTGCCGTGACGAAGGTGCTGGGCTGGGTCAATAAGTTCACCGATGAACTCAAGAAGAACCCAGGGCTACGCAAAGCGTTTGAGGCTGCCATGATTGCAGCCGTAGGTGCAGCGTTCATCGCTAAGGCCAAGAAGGCGTTCAACTGGCTTCAGGACTTGATTGGTAAGGGCAAGCAGGCAGCACAACTCGCAGCCACGACCGCTAACACCGCAGCCCTCGATGCCAACACCGCAGCTCTACT